CTCTGGGCACTTTCTCCACTGGTATTAATATCAAAAATCTGCATAACGTTATATTTGCATCTCCATCAAAAAGTCAAATCCGAGTACTCCAATCGATAGGTCGGGGTCTTCGTTTGTCTGATGACGGTTCGGTGACTAAACTATATGACATCGCGGACGACCTTCACTGGAAGTCCAAGAAGAACTTTACACTGCTGCACAGCGGTGAAAGAATTAAGATATATACTAAAGAGAAATTCCCCTATAAAATTAATGCGGTAGATATATGAGCGGTACGATAATTCAATTTAAATTAATTTCTGGTGAAGAGATAGCATGCGAGGTGGTTGATTTTCCTTCTGAAGAGGATCCAGATTTCACTATAAAAAATGCACTAATCCTTTTGAGAAATGGCAACAATCCAACCGAGGCACAATATTTGTTTAAACCGTGGATTGCGATGATGGAGAGTGATGACGATTATATTTCTTTGGCGAGCGATAAAGTGATGGCATTATGTGAACCGACCACAGCATTTTCGAAAGAATATCGAATAGCAAAATCGCAGTTACATAATATATCTAAGATGAGGCAATCATATTATGACAAAATGGATAATGATTATATTCGTCAATTGATGGAAGAACTCGATAATGTATTTGATGGGTATGAGGAAGAATCTAATTCATTAATCGAACAGTTACAGTCGAGGACTCCTGCTAATAATGATTCGGACGGTTCGTCACCAAAGAAAGGAAAGGTTTTACAGTTTCCGAAACGGGAAGACGATGACACAGTGCATTAATTGCATATATTATTCCCCCCGAGCGATGGCTTTATTTTAATTATTTTAAACAGCATTTTCAATAACTATTGAGTGCTTGAATTTGAAAACCTTATTTTATATAATTGTTGAAAGTATTTGAAGAGGTATTAGTTATGTCCGCAAGAGCAAAAGCAAAAGAAAAACCGCATTATGTGAATAACGCTGAATTTTCAGCAGCAGTGGTTGAGTATGTCAGTCATGCTCGGGAAAGCGAAGCACGAGGCGAAAGCAAACCCCAAATCACTGATTACATTGCTGCTTGTTTCTTAAAGATCGCCGAAGGTCTTTCACACAAAGCAAACTTTGTTCGCTACACGTATCGCGAAGAAATGATGATGGATGCTGTTGAAAATTGCCTGAAGGCGATCGACAACTACAACCTTGAGACTGCCACGCGTACAGGCAAACCCAATGCTTTCGCGTACTTCACACAGATCTCATGGTACGCATTCCTCCGAAGAATAGAAAAGGAAAAGAAACAGCAAGAGATCAAACTCAAATATATTTCAGAAACTGATATCCTTGATCTAATCACTGCCGAAGAATCTGACGAGGAAGCGATTGCTCAAACACAAGCATTCGTTGATAGTCTAAGAGATAGGATTGAGACGGTTAAGAAAACGGATGAGATCGTCTCAGAATATGAGAAGGCATCTAAGTACAAAAAGAGAAAACGAAAGGTTGATTCTGACCTCTCAGACTTTTTAGAAGATGAAGACGAGTTATACAACTGAAATGATGATGGATAAACTGACGAAATTTTGGAGAGCAGCGAATACAGAAAGTAATCCTGCTGATCCAGACCCCGAAGACATTAACATCAGTAACGCATACAAGACTCGCTGGGTTTGGTATCACACCATCTTAGCACTTGAATTGTTTGTTACAAATATGCTATTATTTATTATTGTTGTACAACTTGCGAGTATGTAAATGAAAATTGCAATATTGAACGACACTCACGCGGGTATTCGTAACTCGTCTGAGGTGTTCATGGACTATCAGGAAAAGTTTTATCGTGACGTTTTCTTCCCGTATCTTGAGCAGCACGGTATCAAAAAGATTTTGCACCTTGGTGATTACTATGACAATCGCAAGTTTATTAATTTCAAAGCACTCGAACACAATCGGAAGATCTTTTTGGAGAAACTCCGAGAATTACAGATACACATGGATATCATACCAGGAAACCATGATGTATATTACAAGAACACAAATGACCTTAATGCTCTGAAAGAATTGCTCGGGCATTACATGCAGGAAGTTCGCATCATTGAGAAACCAATGGTGGTGAATTATGATGGTCTAGACTTCGCTTTGGTTCCTTGGATCAATCATGAAAACGAAAAGGAATCATTGCGCTTTTTATCTAAGTGCAAGGCAACGCACGTGGGGGCACACCTCGAACTCTCTGGATTTGAAATGCAAGCAGGGATACCCTGTACCGATGGTATGCCGATAGAAGTGTTCTCGAGGTTCGAGACCGTTCTGACCGGTCATTTCCACACCAAGTCATCTAGCGGCAACATCCATTATCTTGGTTCTCAAATGGAGTTTTTCTGGAGCGACGCGCATGACCCGAAATATTTTCACATATTCGATACTGACACTCGAGAATTGACACCAGTCCTAAATCCGGTTAGATTATTCGAACGAGTGTATTATGACGATACGGTTGAGAAGGCAGAGTTTAAATACTCAGTCGGCAAACTCCCAGACGTTGAAGACAAGTTCGTCAAGATCATCGTTGTCAATAAATCTGACCCGAAGTTGTTCGAGAAATTTGTAGACCGAATTTCAAATAAAAAGATTCATGAACTCAAGATTGCAGAGAATTTCGAAGAGTTTGTTGGTTCGAGTGTCGAAGACGGCAAAGTTTCACTTGAATCTACCGAAGATCTTTTGTATAGTTATGTTGATGCTGTTGATACACATCTCGATAAAGATCGAATCAAGAATATGGTTCACACGCTAATGGTTGAAGCACAAACACTTGAGATAGTATGATTATATTTAAAACGTTGAGATACCGTAATTTTTTATCTACGGGCGACAACTTCACTGAGATAAAACTAAATGATTCGCCTTCGACGTTGATTGTCGGTCAAAATGGTGCTGGCAAATCGACTATGCTCGACGCTCTTTCGTTCGGATTGTTCGGCAAGGCACACCGTAACATTAATAAAAATCAGATGATCAATTCAATAAACAATAAGGCATGTCTTGTTGAAGTTGAATTCACTGTCAATGGATCTGATTATAAAATTGTTCGCGGTATAAAACCAATAAAATTCGAGATCTGGAGAGATGGGACTCTGGTCAATCAGGACTCGCACAACAAAGAATACCAAAAGGTTTTGGAACAGAATATTCTAAAGTTGAACCACAAATCTTTCCACCAGATTGTAGTGCTCGGCAGTTCGTCGTTCATTCCGTTCATGCAGCTACCCGCACAACATAGAAGGGATGTCATTGAAGACCTGCTTGATATCAATGTATTCTCTAAGATGAACACGATTCTCAAAGAACGCCAGTCGATACTCAAAGAAAGGGTTCGTGCCAACGCGATGGATCTAGAGTCTATTCAAGTGAAGATCGACGCGGCGAAAAAATATGTAAACCGCTTGTATGCATTGAATGATGAAGCAAAGAACGAAAAGTTGCAAGAGATTTCTTCGCTTGAAGAAATGATCTCAAACATTATTGTTCCATTAGTCGATGTCGAAGCACTCGAAACGCTTCGAAACAAATCTGCTAAGATGTCTCGGGATCTAACCGAAGTTGAAAAGTACAAGCATCAATTCACTGTAAAGCAGGATGAACTTAACAAAGAGATTATATTTTATGAAGATAACTCCACCTGTCCCACCTGTGATCAAGGTATTGACGAAGGATTTAAACAAGAAAAAACCAAAAAGTCAGCAAAGAAATGGGACGACCTTGAAGAAGGGAGAATACACGCAGGATTCAAAATATCCAAACTCAACGAGACATTGGAAAGCATAAGCGACCAGATTCAAGTTCTACTCGAAGAAATATCTACCCGCGACAAAAAACAGGTCGAGATATCTACTCATCAAAAACGAATTGCATCGCTACAATCTTCTCTCTCTGCCTTCGAACAGAACACAAGCGACGTGGAGAAAGCAGAAAGGGAATTATCTGCACTGGGTGATCAGAAAGAAACTATCGTTGAGGAGAAATCTGATCTTGCCGACGAGGTTTCTTATTTCACCGTTGTAAATGAAATGTTGAAAGACACTGGAATAAAGACTAAGATCATTAAACAATATCTTCCAGTAATTAACAAACTGACCAATCAGTTCTTACAGGTTCTCGATTTTTATGTCTCTTTCGACTTAGACGACACCTTTAAAGAAACGATCAAGTCTAGGCATCGCGATGCGTTTTCTTATGACTCATTCTCTGAGGGCGAGAAACAGCGTATCGACCTTGCTCTGTTATTTACTTGGAGGCAGGTTGCTCGTATGAAGAACAGCGTAGCGACAAACCTTCTCATACTCGATGAGACTTTCGACTCGAGTTTGGATGCTGACGGCGTCGATAATCTCACGAAGATTCTCGATACGCTCGACGCGAATAGTAATGTGTTCATCATATCGCACAAAGGTGAACTCTTGGACGGTAAGTTCGAATCGAAGATCGAATTTATCAAACACAAAAACTTCAGCAAGATTGCTTGAAATTGGTAATTAAAATTCGTAGAATTCTAATATATTCAAAAAGGTATTTTTATTATGGAACTAAGTTCACAGACACTGCAAGTTTTAAATAACTTTGCTTCAGTAAATTCAAACATTGTTATCCACACAGGCAATGTTCTCCGCACAGTATCAGAGTCAAAGACGATTCTTGCACGAGCAGAGATCGACGAGGAGTTTCCATCCGGATTCGGCATTTATGACTTGAATGAGTTTTTGAGCGCATTGAGTCTTGTTGAGAGTCCTCGGATTACTTTTGATGAAAACAACATGGATATCTCAGACGGCAGTGGTCGTTCGAGTCTAAAGTATTTCTATTCTGATCCATCTATTCTCACAACCACCAGCAACGAGATTGTAATGCCTGAAGCAGACGTTACATTCCGTTTGGATCGTGAGACAATGAATAAGATTAAAAAGGCGGCATCTGTTCTCGGTCACACCGAAGTTTCAGTTCAGAACGATGATGGCGTTATCGTGCTCGCGGTTGCGAACAACGAAGATGCCTCTTCGAACGAAATCAAGGTTGCAGTCGATGGCGAAGCATCTAGCGAAGATTTTAAATATATCTTCAGCATCGCCAACCTGAAAATGATCGAGGGCGATTATGATGTTTCGCTTTCTTCGAAACTAATTTCACATTTCGTGAATACAGAATCCAATGTTGAATATTGGGTAGCGCTACAGAAAACAAGTAAGACATAAAGGAGATATCTTAAAATGGATAGTGAAGTAGTTGAGTTGGTAAACCGTGTTTGTCGAAGCACCGTTGCAGTTGTTGACACTGTGACAGGTCGTGGCGGTTTCCGTGGTGAGGAATTGTCAACAATCGGTCAGTTGCGCGATCAGTGCATCCAAGTAATCCAACGCTTGGAAGAAGCACAGGCGGCAGAGGAGTAATATAATGGATTACGCTTTTGCAATTGTTGTCTTCATTCTTGCGGCGGTGGGTATTTACTGGATCGTTCGACCTGGAATTGAAGTCAGTATGATCAGCGATTCAAGCGACACTCCTGCGCCTGTGGAACCAATGCCTGATCTCCCTTCTGAATCTGCGCTGTTGCGTATGAAGAAGGCAGATCTGATCGCTCTTGCCGAAGAACGCGGACTTGATGTTGAAGGCACAAAGTCTGACATTGTCTCGCAATTGATTAACCCATACTCGGGTTGAATACGAGATATCATTTAGATATCTTATATGTGGGGGTCGATTGACCCTCATTTTTTTTATGATGGAGGTTTGAATGCCGAGTGATTTTTTATGGGTCGAGAAATATCGTCCCCGCACAGTTTCTGATTGTGTTCTTCCTGAAAGCACCAAACAAGTATTCCAGCAGATTGTCGACACGGGTGAGATCCCGAACATGATGTTTACTGGTACTGCTGGTCTGGGTAAGACAACAATCGCCAAAGCACTATGTAATCAATTGGGTTGCGATTACATAATGATCAATGGATCTGAAGAGGGTAATATCGACACCCTTAGAAATAAAATTAAAAGGTTTGCTTCGACCGTATCTCTAGCAGGTGACGTCAAAGTTGTCATCCTCGACGAAGCAGATTATCTCAACCCACAATCAACGCAACCAGCATTACGAGGATTTATTGAGGAATTCTCTGATAACTGCCGGTTCATTCTTACATGTAATTTCAAGAATCGAATCATCGAACCGCTACACAGTCGTTGTGGCGTTTATGAATTCAATATCACCAAGAAAGACCTTCCGGAACTTTGCGGTAAATTCTTCGAACGTTCTAAGATGATCTTAAAGGAAGAAGGCGTCGAGATCCCTGACACTAAGTTGTTGGCAGATTTGATTATGAGATTTGCTCCGGATTGGCGTCGAGTGTTGAATGAACTGCAACGGTCGTCATCGTCAGGAACGCTCGACCTTTCTTCACTCGGGAGTAAGGCAAACGGCAATTACGATGCATTGTTCTCTTCCCTAAAGTCTAAGGACTTTAAGAAGATGCGCTCTTGGGTCACAAATAATATCGACGTGGATGCCTCTGTTATTTTTCGAAGCATTTATGACAACATGTACGAGAAAGTCGACCCTTCCTCTATTCCGCAGTTGGTTCTGATACTCGCCGACTATCAATACAAGAATGCCTTTGTTGCAGACCACGAACTAAATATGGTCGCATGTATGACAGAAATAATGGCGGGTGTGGAATTTAAATAATGGATTGGCAAAAACGAACAGCACAGATGCTCGGTCGTTTTCAACCGTGGCACCAACGCCACACCGAACTTTTTAAATCAGCATTTAGCGAAACAGGTCAGGTCGTTATTATGCTTATCGAGTCTGACGGAACCCCCAAAAATCCGCTGACTGTCGACCAACGTGCCTCCTTTATCGTTGAAGTGCTCGAAAAAGAAGGATACATATACAAGGAAGATTATGAGATTCTTCCAGTACCGAATATTGTCAACGTCTCTCAGGGCAAGACATTATATAAAATTAAACATCAAAATATTGAGGATGAAGAATGAGTTTTTCTAAAAATGAAGTAGTATCTGTTGTGACTCTTGCCGGAGAGATTATTGGTAAGTATGTTAAGGAAACGACAAAGGATTTGACAATCGAAGACCCTCGCTTGCTTTCACAGAACGAGCAAGGTCTTATATTGATCCCGTCTCTTTGCATGACCGGTCAACCTAACCTGAGCGAAGTTTCTATTCCGAAGTCTTCCGTTGTGTTAATGGTTCCGACTGTCGAAGAAGTTGAAAAAGAATATCGCGCAAACACTAGCGGTATCGTTATCTAATAACGGATGAAATATCTTACACTCTTTACAGCGATCAGTATTGCTGCGGTTGCTGCATACTTTTCAATTGTGGGGTTGGCGAGTATTTTTTCCGGTGCGTTTATATCTGTTGTAGTTATGGCAGGTATTCTCGAGATCGGAAAACTCGTCGCCGCCGCATGGTTGCATTTAGAGTGGAAGAACACCGGTTGGTTCACCCGACTTTACCTTTCTTTCGCGGTGATTGTTCTTATGTTTATCACTTCGATGGGCATCTTTGGATATCTCTCGAAGGCGCACATGGAACAATCTGTTAGTGATGGAGGCATCAATGAATTGCAAATACAAAACATTGAACGGCGTATTGAAAATGAACGCCGAACAATTTCTGACGCAGAGACAGTTCTCTCTCAACTTGACGCGTCGGTTCAAACACTTATCGATTTCGACAGGATCCGAGGAGATGACGGCGCGATTGCTGTTCGCGAATCTCAAAAAGAAGAAAGGCAGGATCTCAACGAAACGATCGATGAGTCGTACCAAACAATTGAATCGTTCCAAGATGATCTATTCGCTCTCAAAAAAGAGGAACTCGCTTTAGAACTTGAGATCGGACCACTGAAGTATATCGCCGAACTTTTTTATGGTGATGAAGCAGAAAGTTACTTTAATAATGCTGTAAGATGGGTTATAATTCTAATCGTATCAGTCTTCGATCCGTTGGCAGTTATCTTGTTGATACTGTCGGTCGGTAGAATCAGAGACAGAGAGAAAGAAGAAAATCCTCTTGTGAGCGAACAACAAATTATGGTGATGAAGTAAATGAATCCTTTTGATTATGTAAATGCGATAAATTATTCAAAACAAAATATTATTGAATCCGAAACCGAAGAACGAGCGTATAATTCTTTTATAGTGAATCGCTCGTTGTCATATTTTCCTGATACTGTTGCTGCAGCAAATATTATGAATAAGTATCACAATCTTGATAATCGTCTGCAATTCGATTTTTTACTAAATATAGTTCGAAAACGAAAAAGGTTTTCGAAGTGGAATAAACTTGAGATTGAAAGCGATGTTGTAGCGGTAAAAGAATATTATGGATACAGTCATGAAAAAGCAAAACATGCCTTACCTCTCCTTTCTAAAGAACAAATCGATCTAATAAAAATAAGGATAAACAAAGGTGGAAGACAATAATATCTGGTCGCCAGCAGATATGCTGGAAATAGTGTTGAATGAACCGGATGACTTTCTAAAGGTTCGTGAAACGCTTACTAGAATCGGAGTTGCTTCTCGTAAAGAAAAGAAACTCTTTCAATCATGTCATATTCTTCATAAGCAGGGAAGATATTTCATCGTACATTTCAAAGAATTGTTTTTGCTCGATGGCAAGAAATCTAACCTAGAAGAATCTGACATACAACGAAGAAACACAATCGCTACATTACTCTCGGATTGGGGTCTCATCCAAATCGTAAATGAGGAAGTTGCGAAAGATTGTGCGCCATTGAGACAGATTAAAATTATCGGATTCAAAGAGAAGTCCGAGTGGGAATTGTGTCCGAAGTATAATATCGGGAACAATAAATAATAGTTAATGAATAATGAATTGATTAAGAAATTTTTGAGGAGATACCCGAACCTTCCGAATCCAAAATATCAACCTAAGATTTTTGAATATTATCTAAAGATGTTTATTCATGACGAGGGTTCGGGTTCATCTCCACACAAGGTTGACGTTAGAGTTTAAATTTGGAGTTTATTATGAGAATCGATATCCTTTCAACCCTTCAGATGAAATACAGAGCGGAAATGCTTGCCGCGAACTGTAACATTCGCACCTATATGGAATCTTCTACTGGTATCGGCGAACATTCTGATATCATTGAGGCGGTCGACACCGAAGTCAAAAGATACAACGAAGCGAAAGAACTGCTTGCTGCTGTTTCGAATCTAGTAGATTACTACAGCAAAAAGAACGACGATCAAAAGAAAAAAGATCAAGAAAAGGATGTTTTCTTGGAGCAAGCATTCGCCAAAGCAATTGCTGAGTTGAAACCTGCCGAAGAAATAGTTACTATTACCGAAGATTCTGAAGACTCGGCATAACATTCCGAGTATAAATAGAATCGTGATGCCGAATGGTCGGGTCACACTAACAACACCTCGCTTAATATAAGGAGAAACCGTTATGGTAACTAAAGCATTTACATTTCCACGCTCACACTTCATTGGTTTTGATCACGTTTGGAACGAGATTGAGCGTCTGTCAGACATGACAGACAACAAACTCTATCCTCCACATAATGTGGTTAAGCACAGTGAAGAGGAATTCTCAGTAGAACTTGCGCTCGCCGGATACGACCAAGAAAACTTGGAAGTTGAAGTGCGTGATGGATTGTTGGTCGTTTCAGCAGAAATAATCAAACAAGAACCGCGCGAATATCTACACAAAGGGATTTCACAGAAAAAGTTTCGAAGAACCTTTAGATTGTCAGAACACGTTGTTGTCGATGGAGCTACCTTCAAGGATGGTTTACTAGTCATTGATCTGAGAGTCGAACTTCCAAAGGAGAAGCGTCCCCGTCTTATTGAAATCAAATAATTCGGAGGCACCGAATGAGAAAATACGC